CCTGACGTTGCTGCATCCCAGAAACTCACGTTGACGATCGTTTCAGCGGAACCACCCCACGAGGCCCAGGCGGGAACATTCGACAAGCTGAGAACGCCACCCGAGGCGGCTGAGAACGTGGCAGCGGGACGCGTCGTGACACTAGAAATGTTGGACGTTCCCGACGCACCAGGCGCACCCGTGTGCAGCTGCACATAAACCGCTGACGGTGCCGTGAACGCAGTCCCACGCAACATTCCCAACCACGAGTTCGCCAAATAGTTCGAGATGTTAACTGCCATCAGGATTCCTCGGATTCTTCCGTTGCGGGTGGGATCACGACCGCCTCAGCCGTCGCAGTAACAGTAAAAACAGTCTCAGGATTCATCAGTCGTAACCTTTTCCTCATCACTCGTTGCCCTGGTCTCCCACGCCTCGGCGGCGTTGAAACGTAAAGCGGCAACGATCTCTAACGGGGTCTGACAGGTTGGACATTTCATGCTCACAGGGTTCCCCTCCTATTTGATAGCGCTGACCCAAATGGCGGCGACACCGATCAACGTGGTGACGATAAGCGCAGCAACGGTCCACGAGCTTGTCGGTTGTGGTCGGTCAGCCTCAATCACGTCAACGCGTGCACGAGTCTCAGCTTGTGACTCTTTCAAACGGCCCACATCAGTGCGTAACGCGGTCAGCTCAGAATGCAACGTGGACAAGTTGACCAGAGCGCTATCAACTTTTCCTTCAAGGCGTCCAATCGCGCTGATAACGTCATACGTGTTTTGATCCATCACGGCCCAACCCACCGTAGTTGCATCCACGACGTATATGAGGCTGTGATTGTTGTCGTATTGCTGACAGCGTTTACGTGATAAGCACCCAAACTTACGAAATCGTTAGCGTATAGGCGTATATACGTACTGTTGTGAAGCATGATTGAGCGCGCCAACGTGGTGACATAAACCGAACTGCCGGCCTGTGAGATTGCCGTGCTGGTGCTATTGACCATCCATGCCAGGTTAAATGCGGCGGCTGCGGGTGGGGTCGTTGAGGATGCTGCGCCGGCTACACCATAACCGCCCTGCACTAGGTACAAGCCTGCTGTGTTGATGGTGACGCGCGTATTCGTTCCCGCTGAATACATGTTGTCTGTGTCAGCAACCTCGGTATCCCATTGGACACCGGCGATGGTCGTGCCGATGGTCGTGGTTGTGCTTGCTGCTCGCACGTGCACGTATGGTGGGTTGACGATGGCGTTGAGATTGTCACGCACATGCGTGTTTAGGGTGGCATCGTTGACGATTTCGCTTGCAACCCACGTGCGGGGTGTCGTCCATGCCATTGTTTGCTCCTAGTAAGCGATTTTTGTGTTAACGCCGAGCTGTGAAACGCCAACAACCCACACGTTTTGCCACGCGGTCGACACTGGTGAGGCAACGTATGAGCGTGACCAGGACGCTTCAGTTATCGAATCTGACCAACCCTCAACAAACATGTTCAAGCTCGTTGTTGGGCTCGTCGCCGTGGGCATCCCGGTGATCTGAAACTGTTGCGTGGGTTTAACGTTGAGGATCGTTTCAAGGTTCGCGCGCACGCTCGTGGGAGCGGTCACAAAATCGACAGTCACGTCACGCAAACGTGCTCGTGGTGTTGAGTCACGGTAGGCACGACCTCGAGCAGCTGCATCAAGCTGTGGTAAGTCGCTCACGTAGATCGTCTCAGTATCGTTTTGGCGACCATACGCGGCGATACTTGCAGCGTTCTCTGAGTGGGACGTTTGGCCTAAGCCGTTCGTCAACGTCACATCATTGTTGATGAATGTTTGGTCATAGTCGTAACCGTTATCAGCGTTGATCGCCGTGGCGGGTAGCGTGAACGCGTTTGACTGGTTGTAACGGTAGGAGCGTGGTTGGAAGTAGACGACGCCTGTGCCCGCGCAATAAACGTCGCCATCTTCACTCAACGCAACCTCGTTGATGAGGTCCAGTAAGGAACGGCCTGATCCTGCCCCATCGTTGAGGGGTTGAGCGCCCATCGTGACCGCTTGGGACGTGTACGCGCTGTAACTGGATGGGGATAGGCCGGCGTATTGGCAGAGTCGGTTATACCTGGCATCTGATGTTTCTGGCGCGTACCCGTTGATCAGTTTTGAATGCTCAATCAGGCGCGGCGCGTATGCTGCAGATCCGCCTGTTCCTGCTGCACCGTTCGGGTTGGCGAACGTGAACGTTGTAGTTGACGCGCTGAGAATCGTGAACGTTCCGTTGGCGTTTGTTCCCGTATTGCCGACGATGGTGATGGTTTGACCAGCCGTGTAACCATGACTGGTTGGGGTTGTCGCTGTGACAATCCCGCTCGACGGTGCTGACAGCGACGTGATTAGGTTTACGTTCGCTAACGCGGTTGTGTAATAGGCGACGTTGCTGAAGTACCCGTATGAGGCTTCTGAGGGTTTGCTGGTTGATACGCCTGTTGGGCTCACGACGTTATCAACGCCACCAGCGACGACGAGGTGCGGGTCCACGACCATTGCTTTTGTCAACGTCGTAAACGCTGTCATTGCGTATGAGTACCAAAGCACTTGCGTTCCGTTGACAAAAACGGTCCACAGTCCTGGAGACGTTACTGTGCTGTCATATGTGTGTGTGATGGCGATGTGATACCAACCCTTATTGGCTAAGGGTGAATTGGATGTTGTTTGTGCGCTGTCAGCCGAGCCTAGATCGATTGATGCGTCAGCATATGTGACGAATGATAGGTCGCCGCCTGCGTTTTCTAGCCTGAAAAATACTGAGCCCGGTGCTTGTGTGGGTCGCCCATACATGCCGATCAGGCCACGAGCTGTGATCGTTCCCGTGTAGTCGTCAGGTTGGTAATAGTAAAACGACCACGTTTCGGCCTGATGGTTGTACGTGTTCCAATCAGGCATGGTTGAGGTCGTTAAGTATTTGCCGTTGCCGAGCGGTGATGTGTTCGCGTAGGCGGCTTTTACTGTGTCGATGCCAAACGAGGCAGGCGCGTCCTGATTAAGCAGTAGGCCACCGTCACCGTCTTTAAAAAAGATGAATGATTCGATGTTGAGGTTGCCAAGGTTACCACTGCCACGATTCGTGGCGATAACGCCTTCATCGTCTAACGGCCAATACCCTGCAGGCGCGTCACGTAACTGTTCAGCAGTAATCGCATTAGGCAGGGTCAGCCGTTGCCAACGTGCGAGCGTGTCTGAGGCGTTAATGGTGACGACGGGACGATAACCAGCCTCATATCGTGATGAGACAGTTTCCACGAACCCTGACCATAAGTAGCGGGTAACGCTTGAGGTGATCCATGAAACGCGGACGGGGACGCGTAACGCCCAACCTGATGTGACGTTTGGGCCGTCGATGCTCCATCGGCCTTCTGTCCCGCTGAGGCTTGAATTGTCGACGGTGAACGATAATGTGCCAGGGCGAGCGACACGATCTGTGTACGTTTTACCCGTTGACATGTTCACGCCAGCACGCAGGATGACTTGGCTAGTTATGTCTGTCCACGTTGGTGAGCTCGTTGACGGGTTCGACCCGAACGCGACCTCAAACTTGAGCAGTTGTGTTGGGTTGATCGCGGTGAGGTCCGTCATGCGAGGCCCAAGGATGCGCCACCGAGGGACTGCTTGTAAGCCTTCAACGCGACCGTTAACTCGCGCCCATCAATGTAAAGCTTGTTTTGGATGACGATGTTTTCGGCGCGGTTTGCAGCGTTGCGAGCGTTAACAACGACGCCTGCTTGTCGTGTGATCAGCCCGTTATAGTCACTGTCGCCGACCATCGTGCCGATCTGCGTGCCTGTCCGATCAATCGCGTTCACAGTGTTCAGGATCGCTTTGAAATCGGCCGGCGTCGCAGACAGTAGGGCTTTAGCGAGGTCTTGCCCATCAACCGGCCCAGCGTCGATGAGCTCGCGAATGAGTGACATGGGTAGGCCACGCTTACGCAGTTGACCGAGCGACGAGTAGAAACCCTTAATGCCGGCAAGTTTCGACCGCAGGCTCGCGAGCAGGTTTCCAGGCGTTAGCCGTGCCGCATTCTTAGCCTTATCAGCATCAGTCACGGCCTTACGTGATGCGGCCAACTCGTTATTCGCAGCCGCTTGAGCCTTGATCGCTGAGTCAAGCTCGTCAGGTGTTTTTGCTTTGGCTACGTCTGCTCGAGCTGCCGCGTATGCTTTTTCAGCGTCGGTTTGGCGTTGCCGTGCAGCCGTAGCAGCATCAACCGCTGACGTGTACTTATTCTGATCAAACGCGCTCGTGAGGCGAGCATTCGCCGTGACCTGCTGATCAATCTGATGAATCTCATCAGTGCGCGCTTGCTTCAGACTATTGAGCGCGGTCACTTCCTGATTGAGCAAGCTAACCGCGTCACGTAGATCGCTGAGACTGTTGCTCGCGTTCTGCTTACGAGCCGCTAGGGCAGCAGCCTCGGCGGCTTTAGCCTGGGCGCGCTGCTCGGCAGCATGTTTCTTTGCAGCGTCAGCAGCGGCCTTCTGCGCGTCAGCCTGAGCGGATAGGGCCGCCTGTTGGCGACGGATTGCAGCGTCACCACTGTCGATACTGTTGGCGAGGTCTTGCTGAGCTAATGCAGCGTCGGCGATTGCAGCTGTGTAACTGGGGAAAATTCGCGCGGTGTCTTGCGCGTTCAACCCGAGGCTTTTGACAAATTTGTTCGCTTCATCGGCGTTGCCGTTGCCGACCATTTCAGCGAGCGCCGTGTCGTAGTCACCGATTGCTTGCCCGGCTTGCATGAAACTTGAGGACAAGCCGAGTACTGAGCCGACGCCGGCCGTTACCTGATCAGCCCAGCTATTGTTTTTTACGTAGTCGAGGGCTGCAGCGAACGAGCCAAGCGTTCTGTCGCCTTGCTGGTATGCGGCAGGCAAATCTTTGAGGCTGCCGTTGACAAAGTGGCTGATCACATTGTCGAGCTGCTCAACGGATTTGCCAGAGTTGATGGTGATTTGCTGGAAGTTGCCGGCTACGTGCGTGATGCCAGAAATCGCGGCAACGATCAGCCCAGCTTTAGTCGCAGCTTTACCGATTCGACCCATCGAGGTCTCAACCTCGGGGGTTGCCGAAACGATGCTATGCAAACCCTTAATCGCGGACTTGAGGTCACCGCCGAACACTTTCATGGCGGCAGCGGCAAGGCCCACGTACACAATCGTTGACTTGAGTGAATCGGGAAAACTGTTAAACGTCCCTAGTACAGGCTCAATAACGCTTGCGACGCTTTGCAGCGCGGGGATGAGCTGCTGACCGATGTTTTCCTGCAGGTCTTGCAACTGCAGTTGCATTTCTTTGATGCCACCAGCGGCGGACTTGCGGAATGTTTCACCGGCACCGCCGACTTGGCGCTCGAGGGCGTCAGTGATCGTTGCAAAATCTTTGGCCGTGTTACCCGTCGATTTGAACTCGATACCGACCGATTTGAGGGCTCGAGCATTACCGAGGAACGCTTTACCCACGAGGGTTGCGGCACTGTTCAGATCCATCCCATTTTTCTGGGCCAGATCAGCAACCAGGGGGATGAGGGTCTTGATTTGTGAGCCGGTCAGTTTGAACATGGCCAGCGTTGCCTCGCCCGAGGCTAACGCGTCATTATCAACGGCCTTACGTTGCTGCAGCTGATCATTAAGTCGCTTGAAAGATTCGATGTTGACGTTAGCGATGGCCGGGAACTTTTTGTAAGCCTCTTCAAGTTCAGCCTGGCTTTTGTTTGCCTCGGTGTACGCGTCGACGCTGCTTTTGGCGAACTCGACGAACCCTGCGACGCTGAGCACGTGCAACGCTTTGTGCAGCAGCTCATTCTTGTGTCGTAACTCGTCAACGCCTTTGCCCGCGTTAGCGAGGACTTTGCTTGCGTTGTCGGTGGCTGACAGAACCCACTTAAGGTTACTCGTCGTGTCAGCCATGTTTCGCTCCTGCTAATAGTTCTAGGAAGTCGTGCGCTGCAGCGCGGTAACGCTCGAATTTCTCCATTGACCAGGACTCAACAACGGTGTCCTCGTCGACGCCATAAAGCCAGTTGAATAACGGGCCGTAGGTGCGTGCTTGCGTGATGGGGTCTACCCGGTTGGGGTCCCCTCCTGGCCTGAGCCAGTAGGGCGCGCGTCAGGTTCACCAGCCTCAGGCGTCGCAGCATCAACGGCTGCCTGCTCGGCCTCGGATAGTTCAACATCCCAACGCAACGTGGCCAGATCGAGGTCGATGTCGCTGAACTTGGGTTGGGTTAGGTTGTCACGCTTACCAGCGAGCCACCATGCAAACTGAACGGCCAAAGCTCGATCTTGTGTGAGTGCTTCTCGCCATTCAACCCATGTCATGCCGGTGAGGCGTTCGCAATCGCTTGCGTCTCTGATGGGCATGGTTGAAATGTCGAGGCTGCGGGTCTCGTCGGGCGTGCGAATGATCAGTTTCATTGGGTGCTCTCTCTCAGTGGGGTTTCTTGCCTTCTAACGCTGCAGCAACAATCTGCTGGTATTTGTAGATGAGCTGCTGCACGTCACGTTTTGCATCGTCGCGGTTGGCGAGGATGACGCGGTTCCACCAACCCGCTGGACGGGCTACCTGGTCAAACCATTGTTTGCGGTCACCAAAAAGGGGGTGCCTGTTTTTGCCACGGTTGAAATATTTGGGCAGGCGTGCTCGATCACCGAGTGGACCGTTACGAACGCGAACCTCAACGCCGGCTTCTTTCTTTGTGAATCGGTTGCGGCGTTGCATAGCGTTAGCGATATCGGCACGTAACGCGGGCTGATATTCAGCTCGTCCACGTTTGATGCGTGCCCTGTTGTCTTTCTTGACGCCGACAATAGCGGTGCTCATGATCGACTGTTGCTCTTGAGTCTTGACCCGGTTACCGATGCGCAGCATTTCCGTTGACAGTTGCCGTGTCAGTTTCGTTTGCTGATTGTTGTCGAGTGCGCGTAAAGCATCACGCACCTTCACCAGATCAGGGATGATCTGAACGGAAACCCATTCTTCCATTTACAGGGTCACGTCAGTGGTCATGTACGAGATCGTGGGCAGGTTCGTACCGTCGTAACGCCACTCCCAATTGAACGTCGCGTTGAGCACGTTACGGTCAGCCACATCGAACGAGTCCGGTGATGGGAACACCACAGATGGGATCGTGATCGTGAAAGTTTCGTAATAGGTCGACGCGATAAGTGGGCCGGTGAACGTGATCACAACACTCGTGGACGTGTTACCCGTCGCACGTGCGTGGAAGTCGGTTGTGTTGATGAAGTCCACGCCGAACGAGCCCGTGATAGCCGTAGCAGCGTTCAATACTGGTTCGGACTTTGTACCAGGTATGGTCGCGCCAGCGTAGTAACCTGCTACATCCATGCCTCGAGTGATCGTCGCGCTCATCGTCTTAACACCGGACACGGCGGCTTCACTGCCGAACGTGCCAAGCTTCACGGTCATCTGACCACCGTGAAAAACGTTCACACCAGATGAATATGAGGGCGTTGCCAGGGCAGTTGAATTGTCATACGTCTGCGCATCGAGCGTTGCCGTTGCCTGCAGGACACTATCAACACCAGCCTGAAATGCGACTGATGCGAGCTTGGCACCCTTGAGGGTTGCGGGGGTGACGGTGCCACCACGCTGCGGCAAACCAACCTGAACGCTCATTGACTTACCGAACACGTCCGACAGGGTGTGTGTCTGCAAGTAGGCGGTTGTTGCGCCCTGCTGCACAGGGCTGACAGTGCCACCCATAAGCGTGTTCAGCAGTACACCGAGGCCCTTTGACTGAACGTCAAACGTGACAGTGCCCGTGGCCGCGTTCGTTGCCTCAACGAACTGAGACAACAACATGCCATATGAGCCGGACTGGATGCCTTCGCCCTGGACGCGGTTAGCTGCCTTCTGCACGTTCGCGCTGCGATGGCGGACAAACTTTGTTGGGGCGACGTATGTGCCGTATGAGGATTCGGCTGAGAAACCGAAACTGGACCCGAGGCCTGAACCGATTGCCATGTGATGCTCCTACTATTCAGCCGGGGTGGTGTCGGCTACAGGGGTTGGGGTTGATGTTTTGCGGGAGGCTTGCGCGAGGACGGCCTCAAACAATGGGGTTTCACCAGTGTCGCCGGTCTGGAAGTAGACGGTTGAGGCGAACTCGTCTGACACGTCGATGATGGAATCGTTGTCGCACTCGACGAGGCCACGATCAGTGGCGACAAACAGGGGCGCGCCCGAGATGTTCCGATACTGTGCCATTGCGTTGGCCTCTTTCTAAACGGTGGTGAGTAGGCAAGTGGTTTCGATGGTGAACGAGATACGACACGCTGCACCATCAGAGAACAGGTCAAGGTAGACGCTCGCGTCGCGTAACTCGGTGCGTACAACGTCACGCAGGCCGAGGTCGTAGTTGTTGCGTAGCAACGTTTCAACGGCGTTGAGCGTGGTGAACGCTGCTGAGCGTGCGCTGCTTAAATCTGAGTCACCGTTTTGGGCGATGATGCAACAGTCGATGCTGACGGTTTCGTCGCGGCTCGAGTTGACGCCCGCAAGCTCGGCATATTGTTGGCTGATGCTGCCGGCCTGATTCGCCGTCGGATCACCAATATTGCCGACGATCAGCAGATTGTTAAAACGGTCCTCGCTGATCGGTATCCCATCGGAGACAGTCACGCTCGACAACGTTGACGCGCCGTTAAACAGGCTCAACAACGCCTCGTAGACGGTGTTCCAACGTGAGGCGACGATAGCCATGATTAGGCCACCGTGGGCGTGGTGAGCAGTTCTGCGAGCTCTTTAACGCGGTACGTGATCACGTTGTTGCCACCAGGGACGAAATCATCATTGCCGGCCATACCCATCGGGCTTGCACCACGCTGAGTGCGCCACAAATGCCGAGTCAACTCTTTAACGAGCAGCTGCGCGGTCGGGCTCGGATTGGACTCACCAGCAACATATGTGATCGTGATGTTTTGCTGCCCCGCATACCAGGTCAACGGATTCTTAATCGAGCCTCGGTAAATCAGACCGTTGGGCAGGTCAACCGTGTAATCATCACCAGCGGTCAACGTCGTCGTGTTCTCCACGATGCTCGTGACCGATTGTGCGGGGGAGTGAACGAGATTGATGACATTTGAGCCACCATCACTCACATCAACATACGTGCGGCGACGCAACGTCAGATTCGTGAGGCGCTCAGCGATATCTGAGGCGGCAAGGATGAACCCGCGTAACTCTTCATCGTTCGTTGAGCTTGTGATGTTGCAGTACGTTTTTGCGTCTTGCAGCGAGATGACGGGCAGGCTTGCAGGGTCGTCAACGTCGAAAACGTCTGTGTGTGCAGCTGCGCCCGCCCCTGTCGTAACGAAACGAACCCCATGCCGGCCAACCTGCGTTGGCTGATAAATGACCTGGTAGTTACCTGTGGTCGGGTTCGTGATCGTTGGGGTGGTTGTTGTCCCATCGGGCAACGTGACCGTTGCCGTGGCGCTTGAGGCGTTCGTTGTGACGCCACCGATTTGGACAACGAAACCGAGTGTGACGATATCGCCGAGATCGTATGGCATCGCACACTCCTAATCGTTTATTCGGTCAAAGGGGAGTGCTGGGGCTCGCTGAGAGAGGACGAGCCCCAGCACAATTAGGTCAGGCTTAGAAGCCCGAGACCGGAACGGTTCCAGTGCCGGTGATCTTGGCGATGGAGTTGGCGAAACGGTGCGCGAGCGCAACGTAGCCGTACACCTGGAAACGCACGGTGAGGTTGGCGCTCAACACGTCGGTGAGGACGCGGCTGCGAACACCAGACTCAAACAGGTACGAGTCGGAGAAACGACCAACGAGGATGGGCTGCTGAGTCGTTGAGACCAGCGGGATCGTCGCGTCGAGGTACGTGGGTACACCGAGGATGGTGCCAACGTAACCAGCAGCTGCGCCTGGACTCTCGTTTACGCCAAACGTGTTCATGGGCCCACCAGCCGTTGGTACAACCAACGGGCGATTCTGGGAGTCCACAGCCGAGGCTAGCCAGTACCAAGTTTTTGGATGGAGCACAAGGGCTTCTGGCTGACGGTAACGGTTGTTAACAATGCCGGAAATTGCCTGAGCAATGGCCTTGATGCCGTTTGCAACCGTTGGTGAGGCTTCAGTCCACGTGATTGACTGACCGGCAGCGTTGAGCAGACCGTTGAGGTTGTTGCTCGTACCATCAGATGCGCTTGTGACGGCAGAGTTGAGCTGCAGGTTGTAGTCGGCCATGAGGTCGCCGAGGATGAGACGGTCGAAACCACCAGCGAGCGGGGACTGCTCGACAAGCTGAATCGACACTTCCTCGTAACCCTGAATAGTACGAACCGGCGCGGTTGCCGAGTTCGTTACGAGGTCGCGGTTAGTGGTTGGTGCAGTGGTAGACGTGTTGTTACCAGCCTGCAGACCAGTACGCGAACCCGTGGTGATCTGTGGGATGTTGATCGAGTCGGTTCCCGCTGGAAGAGCCATCGTGGTGAGCAGGTCAGCGGTGACGCGAGCTGCACGAGCGAACTCTGCGTATTCGTTGATCAGCCACAGGGGCGGTACGAATTCGCCAGCGCCACCGGAACCGGAACCGTCGCTGGTGGTGATTGCACGAGTCTCGACAGCAACTTCCTTGTCGTGACGTGCGAGACGATCCCACGCGTTAATGTCGTTGCGGGTGTGCGCGCGGATCATGTCCTTAACGAATGAGTAGTCGCCACGCTCCTGGTAGGTGAGTGGCTCTGACTTGACGACAGCTGCAGGCGTGTAAGCCTGAACGCCGGCGGTCTGACGTGATTCGGCGATCTGTGCGGCGCGCTCTTCGAGCTTTGCGGCGGTTTCGATCTTGGCGTCGAGGTCGACGATTTCTGCGTGGCGAGCTTCTACAGCGTCAAGAGTCTCACTGGTCGGATCAGCGGCGAGCAGATCCTGCGCGGCCTTGACAGCTGCGTCGCGTGCCTCGCGGAGTGAATTGGTCATGTTTGACATGACAATCTCCTTATGAGGTTTATTTTCTGGTCACCGCCGAGGCAGGTTTGCGTCGGGGGTATTCGCACGCCGTGTTAGGCAATTGCGAAAAACTGTGTGCGAGCGGCCAACATGCGCGCTCGCAGATCATCACTCACGGGGACGGGTGAACCATCGCGCACACCAACGTCAGTCGAGTCATACGCGGGCCAGGTCACGATAGACACCTCAAAAAGGCTCAAATCGGTGAGCACGCGCAGATCACCATCACGAGTTTCGCCACCCTGATTGACTGTGAACGCGAATGACATTTTTGTTGCGTCGCCACGGCTCAACACTGAGTGCAACTCTTGGGCGCGTGGGTTCGCCGGATCAAGGTTTGCCTCCATGTAGAGGCCTTGGGCGTCCTCGCGTAGCGTCATCGTGCCAGCGTTCGTTGAGGCAAGTGGCAGCGCGTCCGTATCGTGATTGACGAGCAGGTAGACGGGTTGACCTGTCTGCAACGTGCGGGTGAATGCGCCTGGGGCGATCATTTCGCGGAAAGGCAAACCTGAGGCTTCACGGTTGAACATGGCCGCATACCCGGCAACGCGCATCTCACCATCAGTCGTTGCGCGCAGCTCGGCATCGAACGTGATTTTGCGTCGCTCAACACCAGCCGCGCGGGTCTCATCCATCATCGGCATCGAATCAACGGCCAACGGGGCTGCAGGCATCTCATCATCAGGATCTGACAAGCCAAGTGCCTGTTGTACGTCCTCGAGGGCTGAGTCGGCCGCGCAAATCAGGAAATATGCCTGGCTGATCACGGGGTCGTTCTCGTACTCCTCGAGTATGGTCTGCGCGGCGTCCATTGCTGCATCAGCGGCCATGATCTTATCGGCAAGACGATCACTGTCGACTCCGTACAAACCTTGGGCAGGTTCGGCTGGTTCGTTCGCGTCGAGCGGTGCGGGCGCTGACGGGTCGGCGCGATGATCCATGAGTATCTCCTTCAGTTCTGCTGCGCGGTGCTCGAGTTGAGCTGCGATCTTCTGCGCCCAAACACCAGTAACACCAGGCGCGTTGCGTAGTTCAAAAACTTGTGCTGGCGTTACACACTTCGATACGAGTCCCTCGGCGACGACGAGCTTTGGGGGCCGGAATTGTTCAGCCATCGATGACGCCCATTGTTGGCGTGGGTGACACGTCAGTGCCAAGCGCGTTCAAATCGCCACCAGCGACGACAGTTCCTTGCATTGCCTGGTGGAATACGTCACCACCCTTGTACGGGTCGAGGCCGTCAACGACGCGTAGCTCGTTAGGTGTCCGCGTGCCACTCATGATGTGCAACTGTCCGACCTTGGCCCGCGTGAGCGCGTCGGTGCGGAGGATGCCGGCCGTGTCGAATGCGATATCAGTGCCGGGTGCCATGATCTTTGAGAATGCGATCTCGAGGCGACGCAACCAGGGCGTGATCGTGTGCGTGAGAAAG